AAACAACTGCAAAAAGACACCCACCCGCGCAACTTAAACAAATTTTCATAGCCTACTACCTTAGGGCTACGACTTAAACCCCTCCTAGTGAGGGGTTTTTTTGTGAGCATTAAAAGCTCGTCGTAACCTAAGGAGGACTCATGTCCCTTTTCTTGAAGCTGGTAACAGCTCTAGAAATAATCTTACTTCTTAAAAAGTTACGAGAACAAAATGAAACCTCTACTTCAAACTCAAATAGCTATACCGTTATCAAGAACCCGGTTCAGAAAAAGCGTCAAGGAACCGACGCTAACAATGCTGAAATCCGGCAAAGCTAACAAAAAGCTAGGGGGCTCCGTCCGCAAAGGAATGTGGAAGGGGCTCCCGATTTTTTCCCTGACGCTTGAAGAACGAGCTTCTTGCCCATCTACCTGTGAGCAATGGACCAACTGTTACGGCAACAACATGCCGTTTGCTCACAGATATGACCACACCCACCCTCATTTCGAAGAAGCACTGACCACGGACCTCTTGCAACTGTCAAAGCGCCACGAACAAGGATTCGTTGTCCGTTTGCACGTACTTGGCGATTTCTACTCTGTAGATTACGTCCGCTTCTGGATGACTATGCTGCTAGTCCTACCTGGACTACGAGTGTTTGGGTATACACATCATCGGCACAACACCCCAGTTGGACAACTAATAGGTAACTTAAACGTTACCTTCCCAGACCGTTGGCGTGTACGGTTTTCAGATGACCCAAACATCGAGTTCCGGTCACAAGTTGTTGCTTCTTTGCAACAAGCTACCGGAGTCGTATGCCCTGAACAATTGGGCAAAGCCGCCTCATGTGGCGACTGTGCGTACTGTTGGCACAGTGAAAAACCTGTATTCTTTGTTGAACATTGACAAAACTCGAGTTAGTATCTGATCTTTACTGAGAACTAATCAATGCTTAAACCTTTTGATCACCAAGTTAAAACTACTAATTTCCTTCTAAAAACTCCCCGAGCACTTATCACTTCCGACCCAGGAACTGGTAAAACCCGCAGCGTCATCGACGCTTATGCTCAGCGGAAAGAAGGACGCATGCTCGTACTTGCGCCTTTGTCGATTCTCTCTGCCTCATGGGGAGACGACATTAAGAAGTTCCAACCCAAGCTGACCTACATCGTTGCTTACGCTAAAAACCGCGAAGCCGCGTTCAAGTCCAAAGCTGACATCGTTATTACCAACCACGATGCAGTAAAGTGGATAGCTAAGAACGAAAAGCTACTCCAAGGATTCGACACCATTTGCATCGACGAATTCACGGCATTCAAAAACAAAGACAGTCAGCGTAGCAAAGCAGTGCTTAAGCTAGCTGCCAAGTTTAAGTACCGCATCGCCATGTCTGGTACTCCAAACAGCAACACAATCCTGGACATCTGGCATCCAACACTAATCGTGGACGACGGTGAACGGCTCGGTAAACGTTTCTACGGCTTCCGATCAGCTGTCTGTACTTCACGGTTCAACGGCTTTGCCAACGAGTGGGTAGACAAGCCCAACGCCCAGGAAATCGTTGCAGCGTCTATTAAAGACATCAACATCCGTTACCAGCTAGAAGATTGCATCGACATGCCAGAACAGTCTGTACACACAATGTGTGTACAACTGACACCTGACATCATGAAACAGTACGAGCTCTTGGCTGCCGACTCCGTTCTTTACACCGGTAAAGAAACCATCAACGCCATCAACGCAGGCGCACGCGTCAAGAAGCTTCTGCAGTTATGCACCGGCGCTGTCTATACCGAAGACGGTGTAGCCTGTGGGATACACTCCGAACGTTACGAACTTGTAATGCAGCTGGTATCCGAGCGCAAACACTCGTTAGTAGCGTTCAACTGGCGACACGAACGTGAACATCTTGTTCGTCTTGCTCAAGAAATGGGCCTTGAATACGGTGTTATCGACGGCGACACGCCTGCCAATAAGCGTAAGGACATCGTCGATCGGATGCAGGCTGGTCAGCTCAAAGTCGTATTTGCCCACCCGCAGTCAGCAGGCCACGGTTTGACGCTAACCACTGCAACAACAGTCATCTGGGCGTCGCCAACGTACAACGCTGAACACTATCAGCAGTTCAACCGCCGGATCTACCGTGCTGGCCAAACCCAAAAAACAGAAATCATCCACATTGCAGCAGACAATACGTGGGAACCTGATGTATATACCAAACTACAAACCAAACTTGAACGTATGGACGACCTATTACAGATTCTTAATCAACTCACTCCAGCAAGGAAAATAGCATGACCGTAAGCATCAACGACCTTATAGAACGTCGCGCCGAAATCAAGCGCGAAACCGAACAGCTGAACAACCGGCTGAAAGATTTGAAAACCGCTCAGGACGAAATCGACCTGGCGCTTTTAAAGAAAATGGACGCTGAGGGATTGTCTCGCACTGCGAATGGCGATTACTCGGTATCCATCAATGAAGACACGGTACCGGAAGTAGAAGATTGGGACGCTTTGTACAATCACGTTATTTCTACCCGTGACTTTAGCTTGATCCAAAGACGGGTAAGCTCAACGGCTTATAAAGAGCTGTTGAAACTCGGGGAAGGAGTCCCCGGCCTTTCACCAAGGACAATCCGTAAGATCAATTTTCGTTCACTCTAAACATAGGAATATACCTAAACATGTCTAATGCAATCGCTCTTGTATCGTCCAACGTTCCTGCCCACGTTATGCAAGGCACTGGCCTTGGTAACGAGAATGTCGGCCAAAACGTAACTATCCCTCGCGTCAAGCTTCTTCAAAAGATGTCTGACGAGGTGGACAAGTACAACTCCAAATACATTCAAGGTGCTGAGCCTGGTCACTTCTTAAACTCCTTGACTGGCCAGAACTATGGCGAAGAGCTGTACGTAATCAACTTGTTGTTCCGCAACGAGTTCGTTGTATGGCGTAACCGCGATTCAGGCGGCGGCATCCTTGGATCATTCAACTCGTTGGCCGAAGCTCAAGAAGCCATCAAGTCCCAAGACAAGCCGCAGGACTACACCATCACTGATACCCATTCACATGTGCTTTTGATCAAGAACCCGGAAACAGGTGAACTTGACCGTACGCCAGTGATCATGGACTTCTCGAGTTCGAAGATGCGCATCTCGCGTAACTGGAATTCGGTCATTGGTTTGAAAGGCGGTAACCGTTTCTCGGGTCTTTGGAAACTTAAGTCCGTCTCCGTCACTAACAAAGCCGGTGCCCAGTTCATGAATCTGGAAGCTGACTTTGTAGGTTGGGCCACCGAAGAAGACTACGAGTATGCCAAGTCCGTTTATGGACAACATACCGGTCGGATCGTTGACTAATCAGTGAACGAACACGGCTTCATACGAGCTGTACATGTGGATCTTCCATCGGAGGTTTTCCGGTGGAAGATCCATGATACGTTTGCGGGCGGAGTACCTGACGCTTTTTACGCCGGACCTGTAAGTACTCTATTCGTAGAATACAAGTACGTAAAAGCATTTCCCAAACGAGACACCAGCCCAATACGTACCAGTCTCAGCCCACAACAGATCCATTGGCTAAATAGACTACACGACCTCAACCAGCCCGTAGCTGTTGTCATTGGCTGTGAAAAGTTAGCCGTTGTTCTTACTGATAAAACCTGGTCAGAGTACATACCAAAACAAGACTTCTTAAACAAAGCCGTACAGTTTGCAGATGTATCCAAATGGATACACAACAAGACATGCATAGAGGCTATATGACTATCGATAACGAAAGTCCGCCCGACTCCTGGAGAGAAGAGATTCTCAAAGGACCAGCATCTGTAAGCCAGCTAAGAGAAGTAATAGCTGACTTAAAGCATTCATTAAAGGTATCCAAAGCAGAGTCTGAACGTCTTAAAGACCAGAACTCTAAGCTAATGAACCAGTTGACCGAAACAATAGCCAGGGAAATGGAAACACTGGCTACTAACGCTCGCCTTAAAAAAGAGATAAGCGAAGTATGGAAAGCAATAAAAACCGTCTAGAACGGGAAATATCCAGATTAGAAAAAGAAATAGCTGCATACCGTAGTTACCACTCAGAAAAAACAGCTACAGAAATAGCCCTCATACTATTTGGGGTTTGCGTTGGGCTTTGGTTTGGTTACTTAATTGGAGCAAGCCAATGACTGACGAATCGCACTTTGGCGCCATCCACGAAAAAACAAAGCTTGCTGTGCTACGAGAAGCGGTAGACAGAGCTGATAATCTGGCCTCTGTCCAAGCACAACTAGCAACTAGCCAAGCTCAGACTATTGCTAGCCAAGAAACACTAATCCAAGACTTAAAGAATCAAACCCTAGAACTTAAATCTAGAATTAGATCTTTAGAAAGTGAAATCTCAGAACTAAGGATTGCTTTAAGTTATGACTAGACGCATAGAACAGCCTTACACCAGGCTCTCTCGATTCAACCCTAAACTTACGTTCGAGCAATACAAAGTGCTTGTCGAACGAAAGAAACATGCCCGTGCCAACCTGGAACGTGTCAAATACAAAGACTTAGTAGAAAAATGGGGCGTTAGACAGTACTACATGGCTACTGCTGTTAACCGTGGAATAAAACAATACGACTATTTGCTATGGAAAGCGGGTGAACTGCAATGACCCGCGACGACATCATCCGAATGGCGCAAGAAGCGAGATTCGATGTAGAGGTGCAGGACACATTTAACTACAAACCTCAGCACTCTTTTATTGGTAGTGACGAAAACATCGAACGATTCGCCGCCCTCGTTGCCGCAGCCGAGCGGGAGGCGTGTGCTCAAGTATGTGACCGTATAACATGGAGCAACGAAGCCAAGTTCTTTGCTACTGCTATCCGACAAAAGGAAAATACAAATGACTAAAGATGCAGTCAACCCGTCCCACTATAAACGTGGCGACATCGAATGCATTGACGCAATGCGAGCTAGCTTAACGCCGGAAGAATTTCGTGGTTACTGCAAAGGCAACGTCATGAAATACTTATGGCGCCATGGGGAAAAAGACGACACTGTGCAAGAAGCAAACAAAGCTAGCTGGTATCTGTCATGGTTGCAGGGTAAAGACCCTCGCAACTTTACTCCATAGTAGTCAGCATCTGCTGCAAAAGATGAGACACCCTATCCACCAGGGCCTCGTCTTCCGATAGTTCGTAGTATCCAGCCACGTCAAGAATAGCGTGCACAGCTTCGTGCAAAAATACCTGCTGCCTATTGGTACCTTTTAACGTACCTATAATTTCTATCCGGTACTGGTCGGGCATCCACATGCCCACACAGTCTTTGCCGTGCTTCCATTTTTTAGCAGGTATATTAGCTATACAGATAGTGTGCCCGGCAAGCTTAAACTGCTTCGGGATACCATCTTCAATACGCTTGGAAACTGGCATGCTGAACCCCTCCAAGTAGCTGGGAAGGGATTTTAACTTTTCTTCTTAGGGGCAGAATACCCCTTAGACGGTTTTTTCTTTTCCATCTTAATAGGCTTAGTTGGGGCGTTTAAGCGGCACTGTTTACCCTGGTGCATTTCCGTCTCCCGTAACCGGCTTCGGATACTTTTCTTTAACTTCCAACACCTTACGACGCATCTCTTCAAGGGCCTCTCCGCCCTTCCACAGTGCGTCAAGCTGATCCCTTACGTCAGGATAACTATCACGCCTTAAAGCAGCGTAGCTCTGTTTAACCTTGTACTTCACAAGGCACCTCTACAACCGTATCCAAATGCTTAAGATTAAAAACAACTACCTTCAACAGTTGTGGGTAGTCCACTTCAAACTCAATAGACTCACCTTCTACGTCTAGTAGTTCACCATCAACAGCTACTTTGCTACCGGCTGGCAAACCACTAACACGGTTAGTACTAACAGTTACTTGCAACGGTTTCTTGAATCCTACCCGCCCGTTTTCAACGTCGTACCAAACCGAATTAACATCAGTGTTAACTGGCATCTGAACAACGTAAGCAGCATCTGAAAAGAAACTAGCTTCCACTGCTTTATTAACCGAGCAAATACACTTACCGGTTACGTCGAATGCAAAAGTAATCATCGTTTTGCACCAAGAATAGAAAGCGTAATGTTACGAAGGTAAGTTGGCTGGCTATTAGTACCAAGTGGCAAGTGAACCGCTTGAGATCCAACAATCACACGCACTCTAACGTTTTGCAAATTCACAGCGGTGTGCGCCATAGCAATAGAAAACACGCTCTGTGTGTCACCGCCAGTAGTTCTTGCACCAACTCTACTGGTAGCTACAGTCTGATACCCAGACCACGAGCCGTTAGCGTACTTATTCACCTGCATGTAAAGCAGCTGGCCACCGTCATTCACTGCGCTTCCATCGCAGAACGCGTAAAACACAATCTGCACACCAGCCGTTGAGTCAACGCCGACGTCAATCTGAGGCGTTTCAATGGCCAAATGACCACCAGTTAACGTACCGCCACCACTAATTATGTAGTCTCCATTACCGGCCCCGACATAAAAATAGTCGTAGAACGGATCGTCTACATACACATAGTCGCCATTACCTGGGCCAACGTACGTATAACTACCGCCAGACTCATACACACCAGTAGTCACATACACGTCTGCTGAAGCGTATGTCTCAGGAAGAGTAATTGCGTTTCCGGCAATTTTTAGCGTGCCGACTTCAGCGTTACCAATCTTGGCGCTAGTAATAGCTGCAGTACCGATCTTAGCGGTAGTAACTCCAAGATCTCTAATCTGCAACCGATTACGACCAATACTTCCATCGTAGTACGTATCAAGCGTAACGTTATCAATAGTCAGTCTAGCCGCATCAATCGAACCAGCCGTAATCTTATCGGCGCTAAGGCTCGCAATCTTCGCGTCATCAATTGCCGCGTTACCAATCTTAGCGTTAGTAATCGTGCCGTTACGAATGTAAGCGTCGTTCATGTAGACGCCAGCAGGCACCGACACACCGTTAATCGTTGTCGGAGTAGCCTGAACAATGAACGGAATAATTGTCGTCTGCCCAGGTGATGCAATAGCAAACCGGTCAACGTTAACGATGAACGAAGATACTACAGAGCCGTTGTTAGGCTCAGAGATAAGACCAAAGCCTGACACATGACCGTTGTTGTCAATCTTGACGGTATACTTAGCTTGAATTCCGTTGATAGTCGAAGCGTTTGTTTGTATCGCCGATGTGTTATTACCGACAGTAGTCGATAGGGTGTTAATCGTGCTGGCTTGGGAACTAATGGTCCCTTCAGCCGTAGTCACACGAGTAGTCAGATTAGATATATTTGTCGCACTAGCATTAACACCCGTTGTAGGGTTGTTAACGGTGCTCTCCAACGCACTAATTGCAGATGCCTGAGCCGAGTTTGTGTTCTCAGTAGATGTAACCCGACTATCAAGCGCGTTAAGTGCTGAAGAAGACGCCTTAGTCGCGAGCCCAGTCGTGGGGCTATTGACCGTGTTCTCAAGTAAAGTAATTGCCCCGCTCTGAGAATCGTTAGTGTTTTCCGTAGCCGTAACTCGATTCGCAAGCGCAGTAAGCGCTGACGCCGTAGCCTTGGTAGCAAGCCCGGTTGTCGGATCATTAATCGTATTCTGCAGCGTAGTTATGGAGGAGCTTTGGGTCGAGTTAACTCCTTCAGCGTTTGAAACACGCGTTTCAAGATTAGTTACTGCGTTTGCAGTAGCAACTACGCCAGTCGAAGGATTGTTAACCGTAGACTCTAAAGCATCAGTACGGCTAGACAGCGCCCCATCAGCCGATACACGAGCCTGCCTTTCGCTAAAGACCAGCCCAGCTGAAAGCTGCGTTACATCTGTGCCGGTATAGTTACCGCGCAATTGAGCAGCAAGAGTCTCTCTAGCTGACGCCTGTGCACTATCCCCATCGGCTCTAGCAGTCTGCTCAGCTTGTAGCGCAGCAATCGTTGCATACGTTCCGGCGGCTGTAGCAGACAATGTAGTTATCTGCTGAGCTAATGCATCGTCCGCCTGGGTGCGTAAAGTAGCCTCATTGGTAATCGCAGTTCCACGAGCCTCAGCTTCAGCAATCAACGCCGCAGCTCGCGTAGACGCTTCGTTTGAAATAGCAGCCGCACGAGCTGCAGCCTCTTGCGCAACACGCCAAGCAACAGAATTAGTAACCGCAGCACTCGCGTCAATCAGATCAATTCGAGTCCTAAGATCTGCGTACAGCTGCGACTCAGTAATTGCACCAGTCAATACGTCTAGCAACTCTTCAACATCAAGCGCGGTCTCGGCCAACGTACCGTTGATAGAGTTATACGGACCGGCGACACCGAACTCGTTTACGTGTCGCGCCCAATAATAAAAGCTCGCGCCTTCACCAACCGGGTCAACAAACGAAATGCCTGAGCTGACGCCAACTAACTGAGCGTCGCCTATGATGTCCTGGTCGTGTCGCCAGATTTCGGTCAGGCCGTGATAAGCGTAATTTGGGTAATCCCAAAAACACGTAATTAACGAGTAGCCGCCAGTCGCGGTAAAGTTCGTCGGTGCGGTAGGCGTAGCACTCGGCGGAGGTGGCGGAGGCGGTGGTGGAGGAGGGGGCCCAATCACATATGGATTCTTACCTAGCTCAACGGCCAGACCGGAATCCA